TATACGGGCACGTTCTACGCTGTTTGTTAAAAACAGCATTGGCGCATTCATTTCATTGGATATATATAGTGAATCATCACTTGCACCATAACCATAATACCCTTTGCGACCTGTTGTGTCGTAAAGACCAAAATAACCATTGCCACTACCACGGGCTGTACTAGTTCTAAAACGAGCAATTTCACCAGAACTAGATACATCTAATTTACTAGCGGGGCTTGTAGTGCCAACACCCAAATTCCCACTAGCATCCAGAGTCATTGCCTGAGTAAAGGTAATGGCGTTTCCTGCTGTGCCTGATGGGGCTGTGTACCAAAGGTGAGAGCCAGCACCTTGTAAATAGCGTGTAGCATAACCATTAGCTATGTAAACATCTGAGCCGTTATATAAGTAATTTTGCGATAAACCTGTATAACCAGAATAGTCGCCAAATGCCGCACCATTGGTCATTTGTAAAATTTTGCGACCGCTACCCCAAGCACTAGGAGTAACTCCCAAGCCAATATTATTAGGAAACTGCGAAGGATTAGTCCCAAGCTCAACGACACTACCTCCAGAGTCCTTCGTATAAAGTCTCTTGTCGGTTACGTTAACAGCTAACTCACCTTGAGTGAGAGAGCCAGCCGAAGGCACAGAGGAAGCTGTGCTACTGTTTTTAGTGATGATAGTTGAAGGCATTAGTAAGTCCCACCGTTAATAGTTCCGTTAAGAAGAGAAGAAGCTGATGCAGCCGCTGCCGTAGCACTAGCTGCTGCCGCTGTAGCCGATGAAGCAGCATTAGTAGCTGACGTAGCCGCTGCACTGGCTGATGAAGAAGCGTTACTGGCTTGTGTTGTAGCTGTAGAAGCTGAAGTAGCAGCTGAGCTAGCAGATGTAGACGCACTTGTAGCAGAAGTACTGGCTGCTGAGGCTGAAGAGGCAGCATTCGAAGCTGATGTGCTAGCCGCTGAAGCTGAACTTGCAGCGTTGGTAGCCTGTGTACTTGCTGTAGATGCTGAAGCAGCTGCGTTAGTTGCTTGTGTGCTAGCTGTTGAAGCACTTGAAGCTGCATTGGTAGCTGAAGTACTAGCAGCACTTGCTGAGTTAGACGCACTGGTTGCTGAACTAGCAGCTGCTGTAGCTGAGTTAGCTGCGTCAGTCGCAGCAGTTGCTACGCTGGCTGCACTGGCTGCTGCGTTGGTTGCTGATGTTGCAGCCTCTGAAGCTTTAGTCGTTGCAGTTGATGCGCTTGTTGATGCACTACTGGCTGAAGAAGCAGCTGCAGTGGCTGACGTAGAAGCTTCACTAGCCTTAGTAGTTGCAGTGCTAGCCGATGCTGCAGCGTTAGTAGCCGATGTAGAAGCTTCTGAAGCTTTAGTTGTAGCAGTACTTGCAGATCCTGTAGCAGACGTAGCAGCTGATGAAGCTGTTGAAGCTGAGTTAGCAGCACTGGTGGCTGATGTAGAAGCTGCAGAGGCAGATCCTGCAGCATTGGAAGCTGACGCTGCAGCCTCATTAGCTTTCTGAATAGCTATGACAGCTTGACTACTAGCGTCATTCGTAGCGTCTCCAGCACCTCCCGGGCCTCTATAAATTGACATTATTTAAGCTCCATATTGAGAGTTGTACCATTTTGCTAAGGGTGTTGCAACATCCCTAGGAGCTGCCGGTAGTAATGCGTTATAATTCTGTTGAATAGCTTTAAAGTAATCTTCACTATTCAATGGGATACCCTGTGTAGGCAGTCCTCTAGGAGCTGAAGCAGCGCCACCGCCACCGCTTGACATAGCCTTACCAAGACCTAGAGCACCAAACAACCCTGCAGCACCGTTAATGAGACTAGATAATTGTGCTGGAGTGAGATCGCTTAAAGGATTACTACTAGCTGCTGTTTTTGTTGTGGTAGGAGCTCCTGTAGTAGGATCAATACCTGTTGTACTTGCACCACTAGGGTTTACACCTGTGTTTACAGCTCCTGAGCCAAGGCCAGTTATTCCTGTCGATACACCTGTATTTAAAGCACCAGCACCTACGTTGGCAGCATTGGTTAATCCTGTAACTCCACCAACTGTTGCAGCTGTATTTGCACCAGTACCTAAAAGTTCTGCACCGAGAGTTGATCCACTTAAAACACCAGTACCAACCAAAGGTGTTGTAGATGTTGTACCAAGCAAGCCAGCGCCTAACTCAGAACCAGCTAAAATACCAGTACCAGTTAGACCTGCCAAACCTGAACCAGTACCCAACAAACCTGTTCCTAAAGAGGAGCCAGTAAGAACACCCGTTCCGGTTAATCCTGCACCTGTGCTAAGTGAGCCTAGACCTGCACCGGCTGCATTTAATCCCAATCCACTAGCACCTGCTGATAAACCTGTACCGCCACCCATTCCAGCAATAGTTCCAAGTTCTCCTGCTGTTGCTAATCCGGCTCCAGTAGCACCAGTAGCTCCTGCTGCACCCGTAGCAGCCCCACCTGTTGCAGCGCCTGCACCTAAAGCCTCTAGGCCACCAATGCCAGCAGCCAACAAAGCCATCTGTGCGAAAGGTTTGAGGATCTCACCAGCATTAGAGCTAGATGCTCCTGTAGTGTAGAAAACTGGAGTACCTTCAGGAGTGAAATCTACTCGATAACCTGTGTTACCTTTACCTTTAAAAGTACCACCGAAAGCATTGCCTGTTTGACGCTCACTGTAAGTAACTGGAACAGCTTGACCAGTTATCTTATTTCCAAAGGTTTTCTCTTCTTGAGTTTGATAGATCGGAGTGCCGTCTACACCTTCACCCATGTATATCTCAACTTGCTTGGTTACAGGGCCAAACTGGTTAATGTCTGTAATACCAATACTATTCAAGATACGAGCCATATCCTCAGCTGCAGCATCCGCACCAACGCCTCCTGTCCACTTGTCAGTAGTACCTTGAGCTTTAATTTGCTTTATCAGATTATCTATTGCAGCCATGCTTATTCGCCTTTTCTGTATAGCTCAAATGTATTTACAGCGTTCATTGTTGATCCAGATTCAGATTCCAATCTAACCTGATCACCTTCTTCCAGTACAACATAAGCACCATCGTTAAACTTAATAAACTGCGTAGGGCTTAAAACATAATTATCTAATATATGAATTTCAGTAGATGTACTAGAATCATACCACAAAGCATCAATAGCTTTATTATTACCAGTAGTATTTACAACGTAGCATAATACCCACTTAGCGTAATAACCTGTAGGTACTGTATAAACTGTTGTCTTAGTTGCTGCTGTTAGAATCGTCCCCGTTGACACTGCTTTCATTTGTTTTCACAGCCTTTTTGCTTGATGATGATGTTGATGTTGTTTGTTTAACTACAGGAGCTGCTTCTACTACTACTTCAGTATAGCCTCCATGTTTACGCATTTCAGCAATTTCATGCTCCTGCAAAAACTCAATGACATTGCCGGACTGATTACATTTAAATTTAGCCATGATATTTGTTAACCTTTCTGATATGCTTAATAGAAGCACATTAAAAAGGCTCCCCACACCTTATGAGTATGGAGAACCTAGTCAGTTACTTAAACTGGAACCACGAGGGCAACGCCACCGTAGTTACGCAACTCGGACACGCCATACAGAGTGTCAGCAGTAAACAATGTACCGAGGTACTCTTGCTTGTACTGAGTCTGTGAGCGAACACCAACTTGCTCAACCAACACCATAGAGTCTTTGTGAGCCATCAAGCACACACGACCCAAGCTAGTGCCAGAACCGTCAGCAGCAGACTTAGCTGTACCAGCATTGGTTGTAACATAAACTGGAACACCGTAGATGTCACCAATCATACCGTTACGAATGCTGTTAGCAGAACCGGCTTCACCAACGCTATTGAAGGTAGTGAATTCAGACAAGCCCAAGATTGTGTTACGCACATTTGGGGGAATCAAGAAGAAACGGTTGTCCATAGGAACATCGTTGTCATCAAGACGCTGAATTGTACGACGAATACCAGCAGCTGTCAAAGCAGAAGCGTTACCAGCATTGGTGTTAGCTGTGTAGTCAAAAGCTGTAGAACCGTCACCACCGATGAAAGCACCAGCGTAGCGGAAGTTACCAGCGCCAGCTGTGGCAACGTTGAACTGTTGACCAACATTCACGAGGTCTGTATCAACTTGCTTACCCAAAGCGTAACCAGCATCATCAGTGTAGAACTGACGCAGGCTAGACAAAGCTTGAGCTTCAACGATATCCTCGATCAAACGTGAATATTCGTAGTGCTTGTCGATAGCAACTGTCACATCACCTTCAGTAGCTGCGATCAAAGTCACTTGGCTGTTAGCTGCCTTGACAGAAGCTGAACCACGGTTAGGTGAAGGAATGTGAACGGTGTCACCTTTCTTACCCTTGAATGACATCTTCTTAACGAGGTTAGCTGCTACCAAGCTCTTTTTATAGGCCGCTACAATCTCATCACTCCATACTTCTGGAATAAACGATGCTGCGGTTGTGGTTGTTACGTTATTAGTACCTAAAGGCATTTTATAAATCTCCTGATTATGATTAAATTAAAAATTACTTCACTCGACCTTCAGAGTATGCAGCCATAATTTCTGGTTGTAAGGCTTCATATCGGTCGGGATCAGTCATGCGTAACCGGATAAGGTCGGTACGACGATATACTTTCTTAGAAGACTCTCCAGTTCCTCCAACATCGACACCAGCTGCTTTAAGGTTCTGTTTGCGAACAGCGTTACCTGCATCAGTAGTTTGTTGTGTCTTAGATGTACGAATCTGTTTGAACGTAGTAATCAGTTCATCAGCTGCGTTGAAATCATAGTTAGCATCAGCCATTGCATAGATATTAAGCCTCACTGGGGAAGCTTTAACCCACTCAATAAACTCACCATCACGTACAACATCTACAAAGTCAGGATGCTTCTTGTTGAGCATTGCTTGTGTCTGAATCTGTTTAAGTTGCATTGAAGCTTGTTTAGCTGCCAATACGTCTGGATGATTCGCTACTGCACGATTAACGTGACTCTGCGGATCTTCAAAGAAGTCGATCTCTGGTTGTGTCTCTTCTTTTGGTTGTGTCTTAGTGTTGTTCTGAGCTAAGGATTGCTTCAGTAGTTCATCAGCTAAACGCCTAACTTCACCAACTTCCTGAGCTTGCCTTCCAATAAGCTTTTCAGCCTCTTGGTGCATACGAACAATATCTTCGAGATTCTTCCCTTTGTATTTCTCAGGGATCTCAGCCGCTTGTTCCGCTGGTTGTTGATGCTGTTCAGTTTGGACTTGAGAAGACTGTTGTTTAAAGTCTTCAGCTTCGATCTCACTGCCGCTACCACCTAGTTCCTCATTATCAATTAAAGCCATACCTAACCTTTCCCTGTCCACATGGGATTACAGGATATTTATAATATACATCTATGGGTTGCCTGAACTAGTCAGATCCTCTTTTTTGTTCATGCTTAAGCTTTTCAGCCCTTGCATTGGCCCACTTAGCTGTAGCACCGGGAAAGTCGCCTGATATGACGTCTAAACTGATACTAGGCGCTGAGATAAGCCTGATAGCGTCCTTACTACATACCTTACATTTAGCTGTGGTATGATCACTATCAACGAACGACTCAGTTACATGGTCATTAGGGCATTTGAAGTCATACAAACGTTTACTCATCTTGTAAGTCCTCAAATACCTTCTCACATGTAGCCTTACGTCCTAAAACTAATTCAATAATATCCAACTGTCCTTTGCGATAATATAATGTTTGTGTATCGATGACAGTGGAAATATCACTCAAACTAGCTTTAATCTCTTCGAAGTCCTCAATAAGGAATTCCCAACCCTTAGTACTCATCGTATTAAAGGTTTCTTCGTAATACTTTTGTAAATCAGGGGCCATTTGGCTTATCCCTCCATTAATATTTAAACAATAGTGTTATTGTAGCATAAAAACAACACTTTGTCAAGCTTTTTGTTAACTATTTTATCGTTTCGTAGCTCTAGTCATCATTTGAAGGCTTGCAATACGCTCATTTGAGGCAATATCAGCAGCTTTAAGATTAACTTGCTTCTCTTTTAGCAACATGTCAGCTAGTTTTAGGCGCTTTTCAAAGTCATCGCCATTATCTAGATTAGTTGCAGCTGCTTGAACAACCTTAACACGGTGCTCTTCAGGTATCATTTGAGCTTCAACCATGGTTTTCTGAGCTTCAGCTTGTTGTTTCTGAGCTTTAGACTGCAGGTCTGCCACTTGAGCGGATGTCAACTGCATCTGAGCCATCTGTTGCTCTTGCTGAGCCTTCTGAGCTTCAGGATTAGGCTGTGACATCTGATCCAAAGCTTGCATCAATTCACCACGATTAGACAGAGAACTGTTCTGTAGGATACCTTTCAAGATCAAAGGCAGTACAGGTGTGTTGGGGCCCAGTGTCTGCAATAGACCAATCATCTGTTGCTGCTCAAACTCTCGTGCCAAGATACCCAAAGTAGCTGTAGGCACAAACGTCATGTCAACTGTAGGATAACGCTCACTGTCAAACTGCATGTATCTAAAGGCAGCTTTGTTGATGAACGGGATCATGAAGTCTTCTTGGAAGTTACTCAAGGTACGCTTGTACTTCTTGATGATACCTGCCATAGCCATAGACATTCCACCAGCGGTAGCATCGCGAGGAACGCTAGAAGGCAAGCCTGCGCTGTCAACCGTTCCTGTAGCCTGTAGCAACATACGCTCAAAGTTCTGCGCTGCAGCTGCTGCGTTATTATCTGTTTGACCGAACTTAAAGGGATACAAGATCTCAGAAGGAGCACCGTTGGTCAAGATAGCCTTACCGGGCTTAATCTCAAACTTAGCACCACGAGGAAGTCTTGTAGCATCCATGGCAATCATGGGAGCTGTGGTCAATGCCAAAGAATCCATGTGAGCACGAAGCTGACCATCAATAGCCTTCTGCATGTTGTAAGCCTTCTCAGCTGTACCACGGCCCCAGAAGCGTCCGGGAACTGTATCATCTTGATAGGCAATAACTGGACGATCCTTCATCATGTAAGGATTTGCCTCAGCCTTTAAAAGGATCGAATCGTTGGCAATAACAATAATAGCTTCTACCAAGTCAGCATACTCTTCAGCTGCTGAGCCTTCAGGGAACAGATCGGCATACTCTTCTGAGTCCTCACCATCCAAGTATTCTTTAGGAACTAGGCCGTAATAAGTGATCAGCTTAACCTTATCATCTTGATAAGTCTGTAGATCCTGTGTTGGCTCTAAGTCTTCATCCTCCGAAGCAGTGGTGATGTCGACCTTCTTATAAATGCCTCGCTCAATCCCCTCCACAACCTTGTGAATGGATACATACTTCTCGATAGCAACACCAAGAGCATCGTCAATGGAATCAGCATTAGGATCAATAAGAAAGTTTTTAGGGTTAACTGGTTTAATCTTGACCGCAACTCTATCTTTTTCTTCAACACCAATAGCGGCTGCATTAGCAATACCGGGAATTGCTTGAGTCTTAGGAACGTATTCCTTCTCAGTCTTAACAATAAGCTCGCCAATGCCTGTACCATAAATCTCAGCCATCAATTCAATCTGATCAATGGACTTCTTAATCTTATCTTTCTTGAAGTCTTCCATCAGTTGAAGTTTAATCTTTTCAACATCAAATGAATTACCGTCTACATCTTGAAGGTCATCTTCGATGTCAAAGAATTCACCCTGACCAAAGATAGCTTCCATGATCTCAGCGTGGCGAGTCTCAATAGCTTGCTGAGTGGCTGGGGAGATAATACGTGAGCGTTCACTCTCACGAGTCTTATCCTCAGCAGCCCAGATACCTCTGAAGACACGCTCATACTCCAACCACAAGTCCATGTAGTTAGCGTCACGGTGATCACGCCAGCGAGTAATGTGCTGAGTCACCCACGAGGTAAGCTCTTTCTCAGCCTCTGTAGGTTCCTCAAATGAGCTTTCATCCTCATTGAACTTATCATTAGTAATAGCCATTGTATTCCTTGTTACCATTTAACTTTGTTCGACCAGTAGGCCGCTGACATCTTACCTTTAGCTATGTTCTTAGCGTGCCTAGCCTTAAAAGCTTCGTTACGTTTAGAACCATCTGGACTTCCTGTAACACCTTGCTGTCCAAAGCGAATCAACTTAACATCTTCACCTTCTTTTGCTAAGACTGCATGGCTCTTACTTGGATGTCCGGGAGTTCTCTTAGGTTTGTTATAACCTTGGAATTCTTCACTACCTCTTTTAATAGCCATATGTGTAGTATCCTTGTTAATATCCACTGATAACATCTAAGACTTCGTAGTCATCATCTTCGTAGTCTTGGTTGTAACTTGTAATAGCTAACTGGTCGATGTAACTTAAAGCATCTACCAAGTCATCGTGTACACCTGCTGTAGGGAACATAACTAACTGATCTTTAAACTCACTCCAGTCTTCCTTCTCATTGAAGGACACCCTTCCATGTTCCATACGACCTTGTAAGCTCCAGACAACCCTATCAGTTTTCTTCTTATTCCCGTGAGTTAAGTCCTGTATGTGAGCGTAGATGTTATTCTTTCTCATCAAGTCATTCAGGTATGGCAGGACTGCATTCTTCAATGCTCCTCTCTCAATACCAATGCTTGTAGGTTCAAAGTCTCTGATCACCTTTAAGATGTTAACTGCAGTCTCTCTAATATCCCATCTACCATGCTGGATCTTGTGCACCCACCAATCACCGTTATCTTCTAACTTAACAACTGCAATAGCTGTCTCGTCTAACCTCTTCTTAGAAGCACCTGCATTCTTACCAACCTCTTCAAAACCTGCTAAGTCAATGGCTACAATGTAACTACCGTACTGAGGTTCTTCAGCTAGCTTAAACCATTCCTCTTTAAAGACATCAGCTCCTGCAGTGTCGAAACTAGACAAGTACTCCTGCTTGAATGCAAAGGAACTGAGTGTACGCTTTGCAGCCTCAATCTCCTTAGGATCAATGGTCTCGTTATCCTGCGTAGTGAAGTGCCATGACTTCCACTCATCGTCACTGCGTGACTGCTCATCTTCAAACTGTCCTAACTTAAAGACATCGTAGAACCAATTACGACCTGAAGGAGTTGAAATGAATAAAGCTCTACCCTTCTTATCTGACAGTGAAGCCCTGATGATCTTCTGCCATACATCTTCCTTGATAAAGGCACATTCGTCCATCACTACGTAGACTAACGATACACCTCGAAGACTATCTGGATTATCAGCTCCACGTACTAAGATCTTCCTACCATTGATCAAGGTAATCTCTAAGTTATTCACGTGGCTAGACTTAATCACAGGCCTACCTAGCTCGTGCAGTAAGTCCCACATAATCGTTCTAGCTTGTCCTAAGGTAGGTGCTATGTACATCACAGCTGAACCATCAGGACAGTTAAGACCTTCAATCAGTAACGATACTGCTGATAGTCTAGACTTACCACAACGTCTACCTGCAGCGACTACTTTAAAGCGAGTGGTATCTTTAAAGACACTCTGCTGCCACTTAAGCAGTTGGAAGTTAAGTTCAGACATTAGTGGACTCCACGTCTATCACCTCATCATTGTTAGTACTGATTGTAGGTGACGTTAAACCTGTAATGTTAATCGACACAGTAGGAGTATTATTACCAGCCTTCTGAGCTTCAAACACACTGACAGGTACAATCCTATCGACAATTAACTTCCATGCTGCAGCTTGATTCTTATGCTCATCATTAAGAGCTGCATCATAAATAGCTTCTAGAACCTTAGCACTCTTAGGTGAGTTAAGCATTCTAAGCTTATACTCATTGATAATAGCTGCATCACCCTTAGGTCTACCGACACTACGATTTTCAGTGATAGCTTTTAGTTCCCTTTTAGAGGTACGTCCTACTTTATTACCTGTTGGTTTAGTCATGATCTCGTCTTTGTCCTTTATAGGGAGACTTTTAAGTGGAGTACTATAAAGTACCTAAGACATTAACATAAATGTTATATAGACATAAATATTATAAGTACTTATATAAGTATTATTAATATTAATTACTTTATAAGTAACATTAACAGTAATAACTTATAATAATTATCTTTAATAGTGTATTTAACTTCTATGTTCCCCTACTAGGGTGTACAGATTAGCCTTAGAAGTCAACCTAAGAAGTGGGGTCAGGCTTCTTAGTAAACACAATTATTTCCTATGTAGAATATTATACACTATGTTTGTCTATTTGTCAAGTCTTTTCTTACTTATTTTACTTTTTTGTTCACTTTAGAGTCTACACTCTAATTTCTAAGGTAACTTTAAAGTCACTTTGTAGTTCCCCTTTCCAAGGGTATTCTTAAAAGTCTGTACTTGTTAACTTTTATTAACATAATCATATAGTTATCTTCTATAACTACTTAAGTCTATTTTACCCTTTTTGTGTACTTTGTAGGCTCCCACAAAAGTAATCACTAAGCAGTACCTCTCCCCCCCGTACCTTTGCAGTCACACCGAAGTAAGTACTCACTTACATGTTACTCTGTAGGCTAAGGTGTCGGAATATTGACACTAGAGGTGTCGGAAAAGCGACATGTGAGGGACGATGTAGCACCCTCTGAAGTATTTTTGAAGCCCTCTGAAGTACTCAGGGTTTACCCTTACAGCGGCAATATTTGCCTATGTAGCGGCAAAATTTACCATAGCACCGGCAATATTTACCGTTAGAGTATTCTAATTGAATATAGAAGTATTACAAAAAAGCTGGCATGCGAGTTGCATGTATAAAGTATCTCAACCAACCAACTAAGGACAAACAATCATGACAAACACTGTTCAATTAGAAGTAACAGAGCAAGAACTAGCATCTATCTTGTATGCCTTACAAGATCGTTCTAATGCGATCCTTGAGCGTATGCGAGCTAATAACCTTCATTCGAGTCTTAAGGAAAGTAAGCGAGTAGATATAAACATAATCCTTGAAAGACAGTTCAAAGAAACTACTAATGCACTTGCTCAAGTAGAAAAGACAATCGAAACCTCTTACAGTTATAACTAAGGACATAACACCATGAAAGAACAACTCATTCACATCACCTACAAAGACCAATACGGTATTCATTCATATTCATTAGAAGGCTTTGTAGATGGTGACTTTGTAGGCTTTGCAAGTGCATCTAAGGACAGAGTTCAACATGAGCTTGCATGGTATCAAGAGAACTTCAAAGGCTTGCCAGTAACATTCACCACAATTACAGAGGAATTAAAATGATGGATAAGATTATAGATGTATGCTTCGCAGTAGCAATTGGTCTAATGCTCTGTATCGGTGCATTGGCTTACTTCGATGTGTTAGTCGCCTAAGTGACAGCCTATTGTGTAGCAGTGTGACAGACTGCTATGCACTGCACTGTTGCAGTAACTCAAGGCCACGGCCTCCATTTAAGGAAACATGATTATGACTAAAGAAAACTTTGTGCAACACATTGCTGACACTCTCACCAATGGCTTCGGTGAAGATGAATTAAACGTTGACGGTGAGCCAATGACAGCCTTTGATTACTTAGGCGATGCTTTAGACATTGAATACATTGTAAATAGTAAGGCTGAGTATTTAGGTGCACGTGTACTGGTGGCCTTCGGAGGGCCTAATATTTGGATCAACACACGTACAAACACCGTAGAGGGTCACTGGTGGGCTGACTCATGCAAGGCAACATTCACTGACAATATTGGCCTTGATGAAGCCCTTGAAGAACTTTGGAATTGCCGTTAATCTGTACTATATAGGGAAACAGTAAAATGACTTATTATGATTATGAATTCAAGAGGCTGGGTGACAATGCTCAAAAGGCCGATCTCAAGCTTATCTCAGATAAAGGTGAAACTAGATGGCTGACTGTATCGGCTGATAAGGTCAAGGCTATATTGGCAATTCTTAATATTGATGAAGAGGATATAAACAAATGAATACTAAACATTCACAGATTATTGAATGTGCCGAAGAGTTAGGATATATCTTAGAACCTGCAGACGCTGAGGATGTTCTATCAGGCTCGTTTGATGGTGAGACTGTCTACGGGGCAGTCACAGATTGGCTCAATGCTTTTGAAACATGTGCCGACTTTGATGCACCTAAATATAAACAAATTAAGATTAAATGGGAGATGGTTACAAAATGATTAAACACTTTAACGTTGAAGTAAACAAACACAAACTAGAACTGATTGTCGATTTAGAGCGCAATCATTGGTATGTTTTATTTCCTAAATACGGGCAATACGCTAGTGGAGACATTGGGCACGGTAGTTTTGAACGTAACCATAATTTTCTAATGATTGGCAAACGTGAATATTCGCTTGTCTTTGATTGTGACGATAAACGCAGGCATTGGGAGGGATGGTCATTCTTTGATGAGGCTAAGCAGGATTATTTACCCGATACTGGAAGGCTTGACGGAAAGTCAGTGTGGAAGGTCTACAATGACAAGGGAAAGCTGATTCACACGTTGTTTTCAGAGGAACAAGCAGAATTTCAGGTTCTTTTTGAGAAACAACAAGGTAAAACTGTCACATTTAAAAAGGTTAAGCAGTAACATGTACAAAATTGTCTCAATATCCTCAGGGATTGTCGTTGCAACCTTTAATAAGTTATCATTTGCTCAGGATTGGCTTGCTGATAATAACAACCTTAACGGTGAGCCTGCTAACCTTTATCAACTGATCATAAATAGGAAACCTAAACCATGAGCACTTATAAATTCAATACTTTATTGGCTGACAGTAGAGCTTTGGTCACTGTCACATGTGAAATTGACTTAGATGACGATTATGTAGACTTCAAAGATGTGGTCTATGAGGGCAATAGTGTCTTTGACGTACTGTCTGACAATCAATGGACTGAACTTGAATGGGATGCTTTAAAGTCCTACAAAGAAGAGTTAGTTGAACAACAGACCATTGACTACGATCTAAGTATCGAAGATACGGAAAACCATGCTTAGAAGGGCTTTAAAGTCCTATTTAAGACGACTTATTCAACATTTAATAGCGAGGTAGCTATGTTATCAGAAATTGACTTAAAAGACTGGAATGAACAACCTTCAAAGCCCTTGTACGATGTCCCTAATGAGACACCTATAAAGACTCACGTTGGTCTGTTATGGTTCAAGCACATAGACGGGATGTACAGTCTCTGCTATGATGCTGATGGCAAAACTGTGCACTTAGCAGCTTGGAGTACAGTTAACCCCTTTAAAAGGAAGGATAAACAATGAAATGCTTATGTTGCGATAGACTACTGACTGACTTTGAAGCTACCCGTAAACATGCAGTTACCGGTATGTTTATAGACCTATGTCAACAATGCTTTAAAACTGTACAGATGGACGCTAACCTACCTACAAAGGATAGGAGAGACTTGATCTCAGAGGATGACATCGATGATAGTGTTGAAGATGAAGACAGTGATAGTCACATTGGTGACAACATTGACAGGGAGGGCTATTGACAATCTGTACAAAGTATGCTACCCTTACTTTAAAGTAACTACTGAGTAACTATGATGTTTCATAGAAGTTACATAGTAGTTAAATACACTATTAAAGTACCTTTATATATTTACTTATAAAGTAACTTTAAAGTGCCGAAGGCACGGAAAGTGTAGTAGGACTGTAAACATTAGACACTAACCCATTGAAAGGATAATTTATGTCTATAGAACTAATGGTTGATGATGATGATATGGATGTCGTTAAGTATGAATGTTGGTATTGGTCTGTCATTGACAGTATGGCTGACTTAATCATGAACAATGGACGTGATAAGGTCATGGCTGATGTAGCTGAAACTGTACTTAAGCGCTTAGGTGAAGGTTATGTCTTACCCGTGGATGAACATCCATGATGATGATGACATTGTTTGTCGTTATAGTAACTTTAATTAAACTGATTGTGAGCAAGTAATGGACATTGACCCAAACAAACCGTGGCCCTTCCCGTCTGTACCTTTGGGAGGTGACAGTAGCTTAAAAGCCTTAGCTGATACTTTATCGATGCTGGAGGATTTCACAGCTTTTCAGCTCAGAGGGGACATCTACTATGGATACCCTGATAAAAAGGCTCTAAAGACCATTGAAGGCCTTAGAAAGGTACTAAATGAAGCTTAGCATAGTACGCAAACCTAAGCCTGAGTCAAAGTTTGTAAAGCATATACCCTGTGAGTACTGCGGTAGCTCAGATGCAGGTGCTTTATACGATGACAATCACACCTATTGCTTTAACTGCCATGAAACACATCATGAGAATGAATATGATGATTTCACAGTTAAGCAAGATGCAGTTAAACCTAGGAAAACTCAGATGCTAGACATCAAGGGACAGATTAAAGCGATACCTGACAGAGGTATCAGTCAACAAACATGTGAGAAATATGGAGTAACTCAAGAAAATGGACAACACTTTTATCCTTACACTGACGATGCCGGAGGAGTTGTTGCAGCAAAACTTAGAAGAGTGGCAGACAAAACTTTCAGTATTCTTGGAACATTCACGAATGCTCGGTTATTCGGTCAACAGCTCTTTCACGCTGGTGGCAAGGCCGTCACCATCACTGAAGGAGAACTTGATGCTCTAGCAGCTTTTCAGATGAATGGTAGCCTCTACCCTGTGGTGTCGGTCAGGAACGGTGCACAGGCAGCATTGAAGGACTGCAAGGCACAGTATGAGTGGCTAAACAGCTTTGAATCAATAGTGATCTGCTTCGATGCTGATGAACCGGGTAAGAAGGCCGCTAAAGAGGTAGCTGAACTGTTCGGTCAGAAGGCTAAGATTGTGAAACATTTGAGTGGCTACAAAGATGCCTGTGACTACCTCATTGCTGGCGCTACCAAAGAGTTTGTGAACGAGTGGTGGAGAGCTGAGGTTTACATTCCAGATGGGATCATTAATGCAGCTTCACTGTGGGAGGAAGTGATTAAACCTGAGGCTAAGGCTGAGGCTATGTACCCTTGGAAGGGCTTGAATAAGCTTCTCTACGGTATGAGGCCATCGGAGTTAGTGACAGTCACTGCTGGCTCAGGACTAGGTAAGAGTCAATTCTTACGTGAGATCTTGTTTAACATTCTGAACACTACGAAGTGGAACATTGGAGGGTTATTCCTCGAAGAGTCAACACGTAAGACAGCTAGAAGTATCATGAGCTTACATGCCAACAAACTGTTACACCTGCCTGATACACCAACAACTGAAGAGGAGCTTAAAGATGCATTTGACAACACTCTTGGATCTAACCGCATTTACCTTTTCGATCATTTCGGTAGTTCTGATGTGGATAATATTACTAACAGAATACGGTACATGGCAAAAGCGTGTGACTGTCGTGTGGTTTTTCTCGACCATATCTCTATCGTGGTTAGTGGGCAGGATCTTGGAGATGAGCGTAAGGCTATTGATAACATGATGACGAAGCTTCGCACACTGGTTCAAGAGTTGGAGATCACTCTGATCTGTGTGAGTCACCTTCGTAGGCCTCAAGGCAATGCAGGACACGAGGATGGACAATCAGTATCGTTGTCTCAGCTCAGAGGTTCAGGATCAATTGCTCAGCTGTCAGATGCTGTGATTACATTGGAACGTAATAGCATGGCTGAGGATGAGAATGAGAGACACATGACTAAGATTGCAGTGGCTAAGAATCGTTACAATGGCTATACAGGCCCAGCGTGTACTTTGAAGTACGACATGGAGACTGGACGTATGATGGAGATACAAGATGAGACGCTTTAGTCGAATGAAGGAGGATATGTTATGAGACAAGATGAAATCATTGAGATGGCTAAACAAGCCACTATAGGTGGGGATGAGATTGCTGTATTTACAGTGTCTGAACTTATGAAGTTTGCCAAGTTAGTAGCGCAACACGAGCGTGAGGCGTGTGCAAAGGTGTGTGAGGAAATGCGAACCTATGTTGGCAGAAATAATGCTGTTACTCAGTCATCCGCCCAAGATTGCGCCACCGCCATCCGAGCAAGGGGACAATCGTTATGAGCGCATGGTTAATCGCTGTAGTAGGGGTAGTCTACACTGTTGTAGCTATTGACCTACTCGTTAAAGGTAACACTGGCTTAGGTATAGCCTTCGTAGGTTATGCTCTAGGGAATGTAGGATTATATCTGGAGGCTGCAAAATGACAGGTACTATACCTAAGTGGATGCAAAGGATGATGGACATTGGAGTTTCTCCAGAAGTCATTGAAGAGAGAGCTAATCGTAGACGCATGAAGGAACGTGAGTGGGCTCAGAGGAATAGAGACATCAAAGCTGCACATAAAAGAGCTTACAGGGCTAAGAAGAATAAAACTGTAGGGACTGAATCGGGAACTGTTGGAGTAGCTATTAAGTATACCTACCGTCCTAATTGGAAGGAAGCTCCTGTGTATCAATGTACTGAGTTGAACTATAGAGGGAAACAAGCATCATGACTAAAGACCAAGTACGAAGTACTGAAGAAGCATTACGCCTTGCATTGGAGGCGTTGGAATATGAAGCACAAAAAGGAAATGACAATGCTTATCAGTTTGAAAGAGAAGCCATTAAAGCCGCACTAGAAGCGAAGGATGAGCCTGTGGCGTGGATGCGTACAAGTGGAACTGGGTCGCCTGTTGTGACAGAAGCATTGTTGGCTGAAATGCCAGAGATGCGATGGAATTTTCAACAGCCCCTTTACACCACCCCACCACAGCGGCAATGGGTAGGGCTGACTGATGGGGAGATAGAAGTAATAGAGGCTTTAAAAGCACCGCCAGTACATCCTGATTTTATTGATTGTGATGATTGGATGGATTTTGCCAGAGCCATTGAAACCAAATTAAAGGAGAAAAACACATGAAATACTCACAGTCCAAACCGCTTGTTGAAGAGTTGATGAGTGTTGCAATACTGTTTCATGGAAGCCCAACCATGTTGCGCGAAAGAATAGCGGACGCTGTTGACAGGCATATCCCTGACCTTGACCCCGCGTGTATGGAGCGTGGTTGCCCCTGCATTGAAACATTCCCACCAAAGGAGAAGAACACATGATTCACACCGATGAAGACGATGAGTTCGAGCGTATTGAGCGTGAGAATGCTATGAAGGGTCAGCCTTATCACTTTGAGATTTATGTTTCTCCTTCTCAAAGAAACGAAGTATTAGAGGAAGTGGCTAAAGAGTTTGACAAGATGAAAGCGTTTGGCACTACCGCTGAATCATTCGCTGTATTTGTAAGAGGCATGAAAAAATGATTGACTTAGATAAGATAGCGGGTAGAATGTTGGACTTGGAAACGAAGTACTATGAACTTCAAGATAAGTATCAATTACTGATCCATCACTATGAAGACCTAAAGGCAGAGTATGAAGCGTATTGTGTTAGACATCGAGACAACATTAGATCACAACACGATCTGGATGGTAGTAACTAAAGACATTGATACTGGAGAAGTTAACGTATGGAAAGCAGCAAGCAACCTCGTGGAGTATTTAAAGGACACTACGTTGATAGTAGCCCACAACGGCATAAGCTTCGATTTTCCGATATTGAACAAGCTTTGGAGTACGAAGATTCGCTTGAGCCAAGTGTACGATACACTGATAGCGTCAAGGTTGTTAAATCCCTCAATAGAGAACGGGCACAGCTTAGACGCTTGGGGCGAGAGGATGAAGACACTCAAGAAAGTTGACTACAAAAGGATCTGGTTATGGTTAATGGACAAACAACAAGAGGAGTATAAAGGTGAGTGCTTTGATGTTCCTCACATGGCTCTTCTGGAGTATTATTGCATTAGGGACGTTGAGGTCACTTGCAATCTTTATAAGCATCTTACTGATGAATTTACTAAGAAAGGCTTTTCACAAGAAAGCATTGATCTTGAACATAAGGTAGCTTCTATCATATCTGAACAGGAACGTAATGGCTTCAAACTTGACTTACCCTTCGCAACCTGCTTACTTGCTGACATCAAAGGAAAGATGGCAGGAATATATGAGCAGATGCAAGAGAGATGGCCTCCCGTTGTCACTCCAAGGTTCCACAAGACCCATGGAAGACCTATCCAAGATTCCGTTGATACTTTCAATCCCGGAAGCAGGAAACAGATCGGAGAAAAGTTGATGGAGTTGGGATGGAAGCCAAAGGACTTTACTGAGAAGGGTCAACCTATTGTCGATGAGACAGTCTTAGCTAATGTTAAGATTCCTGAGGCTCAGATGATCGCTGAATACTTGATGCTACAGAAACGTGTAGCTCAGATTGAAAGCTGGTTAGAAGCTGTAGGCAAGGACGGTAGAGTTCATGGTAAGGTTATAACGAATGGAGCTGTTACAGGTAGGATGACACACAGTAGTCCTAACATGGCACAGATTCCTAATTCAGGTAGCATCTATGGAAAAGAATGTAGAGAATGTTGGACTGTGGAAGGCGGTAACGTATTGGTTGGTTGTGACGCTAGTGGCCTTGAGCTTCGGATGCTTGCACATTACATGAAAGATGAGAACTATGTTAAAACAGTCACGGAAGGTTCCTCCAAGGACGGCACTGATGTACATACGCAGAATCAGAAAGCTGCGGGGCTTCAAACAAGGGATCAAGCAAAGACCTTTATTTACGCCTTCCTATACGGTGCAGGGCCAGCTAAGATTGGTTCCATTGTCGGTGGTAATGCTAAGGCGGGACAGAAGCTTATTGATTCCTTCCTTGCAAACACACCTGCCTTACAGCGTCTTAGAAGTACGGTTGGTAGATATGCGGGTAAGGGCTTTGTACCGGGGCTTGATGGTCGTAAGATATGGGTCAGGTCGGAACATGCTGCCCTCAATTCGCTCCTTCAAGGGGCTGGTGCTATCGTAATGAAGAAAGCTTTAGTACTATTTTATGATAAGACTAAGGCAAATAAGTGGCCTGTGAAGCTAGTAGCTAATGTTCACGATGAATTTCAGCTTGAAGTTCCTAAGGAATATGCTACAATAGTAGGTGAGGCTGCTAAGAGAAGTATCGTTGAAGCTGGGGAGTACTTTAAGCTTCGTTGTCCACTAGACGGGGAGTATAAAATTGGTGCAAACTGGCGTGAAACACACTAATGTAAAACAGATTATCTTTGACGTTGAAGGAGAGAACTTTAAGGTCAAGATGGTAGGTGACATGGATCTTGAAGAGGTATACACCATACTGGTATCAGCGGTGATGTACTTAGAAGACATGGCACAAGGGCTTTCAGTTCACCCTTCATCAAATGAACTACACTAAAGAGGAGTATAATGGTATTTAACCTAGAACCTAATGAAGCTGCTTTCATTGTTCGTGTGGTTGGACAACTTCCTACAGAGTCAGGTGCATTCCCGTTGCATCAGAAGCTGGTGGAGCAGTTCCAAGCTCAAGACAAACAACAAGAAGTAGCACCTGTAACAGCTGAGTAAATTTAAACATTAACTAAAGGAAAATGAAATGAGTATTGATAGCATCAAACCCGTAAAAGTCGCTGGTGAACTGTACTGGAGTAACTGGATGAAAGAGTACAACAAGAAGTTCAACGAGGCTAACGATAAGTATGAGTGCACATTGGGACAATTGAGTGATGCAGCCTGTGCTAAGCTGGAAGAGCTTGGTATCAAGTTGAAAGATAAAGACACAATGGGTAAGTACATTGTCGGTAAATCTAAGTTCTTGTTTGAGCCTGTCGATGAAGAGGGCAACCCTGTAGATATCTCTAAGATTGGTAACGGTACTAAGTGTTATGCACTGGTGTCCTCATACCGCCACAAGATGTCAGCTAAGTTCGGTGCTGCACCATCTATTAAGAAGCTGGTGATCACTGAGTTGAAAGTTTACTCTCCTGAGGGTTCACCTGAGGAACAAGAAACAGCGGATGATGTCCTCTAATCAGGATAGACCTACAGAAGCCATCGTTGATGCTGATTTTTTAGTATACAAGGTTGGCTTCTCCAATGAGGACGAAGAGGAACGGTGGGCACTAAATCGACTCACAGAGTGGTTTACCGACATAATCTATATGCGCTTGAAGTGTGATGACTACAGAGCTTGGATTACAGGTAAGACTAACTTTAGATTTGAGATAGCTACCACAGTTCCTTACAAGGGGAATCGTAAAGATGCTCCTAAGCCTAAGCACTATGATGCTCTTCGCAAACATCTAATGAAGCTCGGTGCTAAGATGTCAGAGGGTGAAGAGGCTGATGACGCTGTAGGCATAGCATCCACTGAAGGTAACTATTGGATCGTACACGTAGATAAGGATCTCGATCAGTTACCGGGATGGCACTACAATCCTGTAAAGGATGAAGAATACTATGTTACTGAGTTTGAAGGTTTGTACAGTTTCTACAAACAGATACTGACAGGCGATAGGGTTGATAACATAGAAGGTATCAGAGGTATTGGCCCTGTAAAGGCTGATAAGATATTGAAAGATTGTACAACTGAAAGGGAACTATATGAAGCTTGTATCAAAGCTTATGACGGCAATACTGACAGGGTACTGGAGAACGGTCAGCTCTTATGGTTAAGAAGGCAACCAAACCAAACGTGGCAGCCTCCTTCAGTCTCGCAGGAGCCGTCTGGACAGTAGAGTTTGTTAACCACTTAGATGATATGGGTAAGTGTGATTCTGAGAAGCAGACCATCTCAATTCGAAGTGGTATGAATAAACAAGCTACTGAGCAAACCTTCTATCATGAGTTAGTACATGCCATTATGTTCACAATGGGTAAGCTAAATCACGATGAAGAGTTTACAGATGCCTTTGGAGCTTTGCTGCATCAGTATCAAAGGACTAAAGTAGTATGAAGCCTAAACGTAAAAAACCACTATCAGTTAGACAAGTAGCTTTAAAGCATGGCTTTAGATCTGGCTTAGAAGATAAGATAGCTGAGAACTTAACCAATCTAGGTATTCCATTTGAGTATGAGAAGCTTGTGATTGATTATGTTCAACCAGCTAAGGCTAGAAAGTACACTCCTGACTTTGTACTTCTAAACAACGGTATCATCATTGAAAGTAAGGGAAGATTCTTAACAGCGGATAGACAGAAACACCTAATGATTCAAGATCTGTATCCTGAGTTAGATATTAGGTTTGTCTTTAGTAACTCTAAAGCTAAGCTTTCAAAGCTAAGTCAGACAACATATGGTATGTGGTGTGATAAGCATGGGTTCAAGTACGCTGATAAAGATATTCCTATATCATGGTTAAACGAACGAGGAACTAAACATGTTAAATAATTTGATTAAAGCAATGGAAAGCTCTCAAGAACTTCAATGGGCTTGGGAAGAGTTTACAGATGCTATTATCGTAGATAAACTTAAAGAGACTTACATCACTCACTACAATGGAGACTTTAGTGGACACCCTGAAGATGTACAGTTCAGTAAAGAACTTGCAAAGGCTTGTGATTTAGTTCTAAGCTACTACATGGTTTCATTCGATCATCAGCAGTTCATTGAAGAGGTCAAGAAACATGAACGTAGACCTGATTAAAGAGCATGAAGATGGTAGTGCTACTTTTCAGTTTGACTTAACAGCTGATGAAGCTCAGGCACTCTTAAGCTACGGCATCCTAGAAGCTATCAAAGCTGGTATACGTAGTGGTGAGAAGATAACTGTTGAAGGAGTTGATCTTGAAGATATTAGTGATACCTGATTGTCAAGTTAAAGAGGGCGTACCTTTAGAGCACCTGACATGGGCTGGTAAAGCTATTGTCGATTACAAGCCTGATGTAGTTGTTAACCTAGGTGACTTTGCTGACATGCCAAGCCTTAGTAGTCACGACATCAAAGGAAGTAAGTACTTTGAAGGTCTACGCTACAAGAAGGACATTGAAGCTGCTAAGGAGGCCATGAAGTTGTTGTTAGCTCCTTTGAGAGAAGCTCAGAAAACTCAGAAGGAATCCAAACACAAGGTATACAAGCCTCGTATGGTGATGACTCTAGGGAATCATGAGAACCGTATTGATAGAGCTGTTAACAATAACCCAACTCTAGAGGGTTTGATCTCAACTAAGGATTTAGACTATGAGAAAGACTGGGAAGTACATGGCTTCTTACATCCTGTTTTTATTAATGGGGTGGGTTTTAATCATTACTGGCCTGTTGGGGCTATGGGACGACCAGCTGGGGCAGCTAGTGCCATTATTAACAAGTTACATATGTCTTGTGTCGCTGGGCATCAGCAGGGCAAGCAAATTGCCTATGGAAAGCGAGCTGATGGCAAACCTATTTGTGCTATCATTGTGGGCAGTTACTATCTACACGATGAGTCTTATATGGATCAGCTTAGTAACCGTCATTGGCGTGGCTTACTGATGATGAATGAAGTACAAGATGGTCACTTCGATGAAATGTTCTTAAGTGTTGAATACCTTGGGAGGAAATATGGATAACAATGACAATAAAAAATGTAAGACTTGCTTTTACAGTGAACTATATGGCGGTATTCATCCGTGTGTAGATTGTTTTAACTATGATAAATGGGTTAAACGTGACATCTACATTCGTGATGCAGCTCAGCCTTTAAGTGAAGCTGTTAAGGAATGGGTTGACTCAGACCAAAGTGAATGGGCTAATGATAATGTTCATAAGCCTAAACACTATACTGAGCATCCCTCAGGTATTGAATGTATCCAAGTTACAGAACACATGGGCTTTAACTTAGGTAATGCAATCAAATATATCTGGCGCTGTGACTTGAAGAAAGATGCCATTGAAGACCTTAAGAAGGCCAAGTGGTATATTGACAGAGAGATCAACAAACGTGAACGCAACAATAACATTTGAAGAACTGAAAGAGGCTCTCAAACGTTTAGATGAGATCACACTCTTGGAACTGCTTGGACTCCAGAGTGATGATCTTGTCGAAAGATTTGATGATGTAATTGAAAAGAAACAAGAATACTTAACAAAGGAAATAGACTAATATGACAGCTGTAATGACACCCTACCAAGAATACATCGGTAAAAGCCGTTATTCACGTTACTTGGATGATAAAGGCCGTAGAGAGCACTGGCCTGAGACTGTTACCCGCTACTTTGACTTCATGACTAAGCACTTGAAAGACAAGCACAACTACGACATCCCTGCAGATCTAAAGTCTGAGCTTACATCTGCTGTGACTAACCTTGAAGTGATGCCTTCAATGCGTAGCATCATGACAGCTGGTGACGCGCTTGAACGACAGAATGTGGCAGGCTATAACTGTTCATACTTACCTATTGATGATCCTAAAGCATTCGATGAGGCTATGTATATTCTCCTGTGCGGAACTGGTGTAGGCTTTAGTGTGGAGCAAAAGTATGTATCTAAGTTACCTGAGATCCCAACTGAGTTGTACAATAGTGGCACTGTCATTAATGTTAAGGACTCCAAAGAGGGATGGGCTAAGGCTCTCCGACAAGTTATTGCCTTGCTATACGCTGGAGAAGTGCCTAAGTGGGATGTTTCGAGTGTACGTCCAGCAGGTACGAGGCTTAAAACTTTCGGAGGCAGAGCGTCAGGACCCGAGCCGCTTGTCGACCTTTTCAAGTATGTGGTTGCAAAGTTCCGTGGAGCGGTTGGACGGAAGCTCACCTCGCTTGAGGCACATGATATTCTATGTAAGGTCGGAGAGGTCGTGGTTGTCGGTGGTGTACGACGATCAGCGATGATCTCACTGTCTGATTTGAGTGATGATCGTATGGCTCACGCTAAAGCTGGTAACTGGTGGGACGGTAATGGTCAACGTGCTTTGGCTAACAACAGTGCCATCTACGAAGTTAAACCTGACGTAGGTAAGTTCATGCGTGAATGGTCAAGTATTTATGAATCACACTCTGGAGAGCGAGGTATTTTTAATCGTTATGCAAGTGAACTTCAAGCAGCTAAGAATGGACGTAGGGAATTGGGTAAAGAATGGGGTACAAACCCTTGCAGTGAGATTATCCTTAGACCTTATCAATTTTGTAATCTGTCTTCTGTTATTGTTCGGAGCGATGATAGTGTGGATACTCTACGCAATAAGGTGCGCTTGGCTACTATTCTGGGGACTTTTCAATCGACAATGACTCACTTCCCGTACCTTCGTAAGGTGTGGCAGACGAACACTGAAGAGGAGCGTTTGTTGGGTGTGTCAATGACAGGTATCTTGGATAATGTATTGTTGAATGACCCTGATAACGCTGAATTACCAGCTATCTTGGAAGGACTTAAGAATGTGGCTATTGATACTAACGCTGAGTTTGCTGACGCTATTGGCATTAATCGAAGTGCTGCCATTACTGCAATTAAGCCCGAGGGCACTGTCTCTCAGCTTACAGGCACTGCTAGTGGCATCCACCCTCAGCACAGTCAGTACTTTATTCGTCGTGTACGGTCTGATAACAAAGATCCTCTGACTGACTTCTTGAAAGCTCAAGGATTTCCTGCTGAGCCTTGTGTTATGAAGCCTGAAAGTACTACGGTGTTCAGCTTCCCAATGCGAGTTGAGAAGGGTGCTGTACTGCGTGAGGACTTGAATGCTATTAAGCACTTGAGACTGTGGTTATTGTTCCAGCGTCACTACTGTGAGCATAAACCATCAGTGACTATCTCAGTGAATGAGACTGAGTGGCCTGAAGTTGGGGCTTGGGTGTGGAATAACTTTGATGAGATTACCGGTGTGAGTTTCCTACCTATGGATGGAGGCACATACAGACAAGCTCCTTATGAGTCCATGAACGAGTTTGAGTATCACGACATGGTGTCTAAGATGCCTTTAGGTATTGACTGGGATAAGTTCATTGAACGTACCGATAACGTTGAAGGTGCTCAACAGCTAGCTTGTGTAGCAGGTGTCTGTGAGATATGACACTAGAGTTTGAAACTAAAGCAGGCCTAGTGTTTGGCTTAGAAGCTGATCAACTATTCCTTATGGATGAACAAGACAATCTAAGTGAGGAAGCTGTGCCGGTTATCTATCTGCACATAGGATTTATCTCCTTAGCATTTATCCTTGATTAATCGTCACAGTGTGAAGGATATACAAGGATAACTAAAAAGCCCCAAAGGATCACTCCTAAGGGGCTTTTCTTTTAAGTATATGCTCTAGTACCTTGTTTATCTATAATCAGTACTTGCTTTCTAGGCTCCATATTAGGTCTACTAGGAATACTAACGTGAGTCCATCTATCAAACTCACGTATCAGCTGATCATAAGGCAGACCTGCGGCTACAATTGTCTTAACTACTTCATCAGGAGTTAGTTGAGGTACTCGGATGTCCACAGCACAACCACTACGATGCTGGCTAGTATCTTTAGAGCCAACAGCGTCATTGACTTGCTTACTTCTAAAAGCCGAGTTAACCATAACTGGTCTTCCTCCCAAAGCAGATTTGACTTCTTCGAGGAAGGCTGCAAGTCTCTTGAGGTTTTCAAGCTCTTGTTCGTTTGGTGTGTTGTCATACTGTCTATGATCCGTATGAGTTAGTTCTTCTAATGTAAAGTGTGGTGTTAGATTCATTTCTTAACCCTATCTGCAATCTTCTCCATTGTACGACCACCGAAGTAGAACGACATCACTAACATACCCCACTGACCGAGCAGCTCCACATAAGCACCACGAGTCTCATACTCAAAGATAGAGGCAATTGCAAAGCCTGAATAAGCTACTAACAGGAATACTAAAGTCAACGGACGTATATTCTTAGACATCCATGAGTCACTAGCCATGTCAGCTTTAACTCGTTCTGTAAGATTATTCTGTTCAGTCTCATAGAGTTTAGTTTCATTAGCCATCTTAGCTAACTCACCCTCTTGAGCCATCCTTTGTAGTTCTAACTGAGCCTTAGCTTTCTGTTCAGGATCTGGTATTAACTTGTCAATGAGTTTACCACCAACGTTCAACAGTGCGTCTAGTCCTATCATTTTGTGTCCTTTTTAGTGTCTTCATTCTGCATGAGTTTGATACCACTCAGGAATCCAATCATGCCTCCGATAAGAGTAGAAAAAGCGGGTGAAATCATTTTGAATATCTCTCCGTTGTCCACTTCCTTGGCCCACAATCCAAGGATGAACGCCCCGACCATAGCCAAAACAGAGATGCACAGGGTCGTGCTTACCATTAGTGTGACGTATAGCGTCAGCTTTTCTTTCGTATCTGGAATCGGTTGCTTTGGTTTGCGTATCGGCTTTTCCATCATGTGTCCTCATACAAAAATCTGAAATCTTCTACGATCCTCAAACATACCCAATTCAATGGTGTTCTGTCTGGCCCGTTTATCGTAGAGTTCGACTTCCAATTCCCGTGTCTTAAACTCAATTTTGTTTGCTTCCAAGGCTTCTTTGTATTCTGCTTGAACACGCTCCACAGCCTTCTCAAAAGCTACTTGCTTCACATCATATTGAGTAGGGTAAACAAGTGGATACCACCTATCTAAAGTAATCACTTCTTAGCCTCCCTTAAAATAGCCTTATCATATTCGTGTATGATCCTCGCTCTTAAAGCTGCACTGTCTGATGAACCTGTCCAATTATTTAAGTTATTCCATATAACGTTTAAATCAGTTGTATTGCATTCATATATTGACAGAATCTTTAAGAGTTGCTGGTGTCTCTCTGTAGGATTATGAAGTGTTTGAGAGATTAAATAGAATTCTCTTGAACAGTTCGTCGGAGGAGTTTGAGCTGAGGCTAACAGCCCTAGTATTAGTAGGGCATATATTAGCTTTCTCATGATAGTTACTTAGTAGGTATCGCAGACCAATTGACTTCACTTGTAGGCTGTCCAAACATACCTGTATCTCCAGATTCGTTTGAAGGCCCAAAGAAGTTAGCCAGAGGTTCTACAACCAACTTAGTGAATGCTGTAGGACTACCAAGCTTATCTTTTGCTTGTGATAGATATCCAATAGCTTTAGCACCTTTAGGGTCAGCCATAATCTTAGCCAGCTTACGTTGACTCAAGATAAGACCACCACCTGCAATACTTGCTTCAACAAAATTATCTTTAATCTTCTGTTGTTGCTCAGGGCTTAACAAGAAAGCATAACCAGTACCTACAGCCAAAGCAGGAGCACCAATGTTAGCCACCGCAGCACCTGTACGTAGGTTTAGACCCGGTTGTCTTTCAACAGATACTAAGCCTTTCTTAGCAGCCTCATTCATTGCCAAGATAGCGTTGTATTGAGGAGTACCTCCAAACAAGGCTTTAAAGGTATTCTGAGTTGCTTTATTCTGTTCTATCTCAGTGGCAAACTTAAGCATATTCTCAGGGGTATGAGTAAGTGCATCAAGATAACCAACACGAAGAGAATCTAATACTTCCTTAGATGACTTCTTAGACAATGTACCAGCTGCAGCTACAGACTTATAAAGCTGAGCGATAGGTGTTTCTTTACCTGAAGCAAACAAGAAAGCCCCTACCTCTTCAGGATTCTTAGACATGGCTTGTTGAATAGCATCTGTCTGTAAACCTTGAATACCTTCACGATATGTCTTAGTTACTTTCTTATATTCAGATAGAGTCTGAGGGTTCAATGATTTATTGGCTGCAAAGTCCATAGCTTCATCAAACTTATCAACCAACTGACTGATAGTAGATGATGCACGAGAGTCTTTCTCAGAACCTAAAGCATTTGAATACTTATCACGGTTCTCAGCAAGCCAGCGTGAACGAAGCTGATGAATTAGATTAACATCTACCTGAGGAGGCAGTGTGTTGATCTCTTTCAAGATACTTCTTTGTCCTGCTGTTAACTTTGCAGGATCAGACAGTTCCTTTTGTGCCCACTGTCTAACACCAAACATTGATACACGAGAATCAGTATCTTTAAAGATATTCTTATAGATAGGATCTACAGCTTCACTGAGACTTTGTTCACCTTGCTTGATAAAGTTCTGTAAGACTTCACCTGAAGCCTTCTGAGCTGAGGAGCCACTACGAAGTGCCTGTTCAAACTCAGGAGTCTTAGAGAAGCTTAAGATCAGATCCTTCTGACCTGTCTGCAAAGCATCAGAGATCTCTTGTTGTTTCTTCTTAAAGATATCAAAGGTAGCAGGTGTATAGACAAAGCCTTCAATGGCATCGTCTATGTTACTTCCAGTACGTGCTGCAAGGGGTAATGAAGAACCATACTTAGTAAGGAAATCTTGAGCAGCTTGATTAGCGTCAGGGATTTCTTTCTTGGTAAAGCCTAACTTATCAGCTCCGAATCGGAGTGTCTTAGCAGCTCCTTTGAGTACCAAGTTACCGGCAGCATCCCAAGCGGCCTCTTCAAAGCCAGCCTGAGCAAGGCGATTACCTGAAGCAGGTTCACCACGTACAAACTGTTCAATACCTTCTCCGATAGCTCCACCTACGCCAGCACCTAAAGTACCAAGACCAGCGGAAACTGCAGGGCCACCGGGAGCACCTGCAATAAGTCCACCTATTCCTCCAACTAAGCCACCAATCTCTTGACCTCCTAAGATACCACGAGGACGATATTCAGGACTTAATACAGACCTAGAAGTTAATGCATCAGACTTAGCAGCTACCTGCGCTGCCTGACGTTCTGCAAGATACTTGTTAGCTGCTTGCATTTGTTCGCCTTCAACAGGCACAGTGCTCCAATCCATATATTAAACTCCTAGTTCTTGTTGAAGTTTCTTAGCTTCTTCAACTTCAGCTTTAGTCATTGTCTGTCCGGGCTGTAGTGTTCTGGCTTTATTTTCAAGAGCACGATAACGCTTCAGTTTAGTAAAGTTCTGACCTGTTAACAAGTTCAAGTCTTTAGAGTAACGCTCAGTCTCTGGCAGTTTAGCCAGTTGTTCGTAGCTCTTAGTTCCAGCTTCAATTTCAGTTTGTAGATCACTCAAAATACGTGCAATAGTCTTGATCTGCTGTGGGCTGCTAAACTTACTCTTAACCAACTGATCCATCTCTTTAACAGCCAATGAACCGGGGAAGTTACGAGCAATAGTTTGTAGCACTTGTGAAGACACACTATTCATGTATTCAGTGTTAGACAATTTATTCTCATCAACAGGTACACCGAAGGCTGACAATGCCTTACCAAACTGCAGCGCTGTCTCAGAGAACGCACCTGTAAATGTTGCTGGAAGATTAGCTTTAACCTCCTTAAGCTTCTCAATCATAGGCACTTGTGTCTTATAAGCCTCACCAGCAGCTTTCCAAGCTTCTGCCTTACCTTTGATGTCTTCCTTAGTACCAATATCTTTGATAATAGCAGCTACATCTACAGGCTTACCTGCACCTGCTTTAGCTTTTGTTACGTTACGTGCTTCTAACAAAGTATCAATAACAGCAGCTTCCTCTTGTGTCAACTCAGAGAAGTTTTTACCGTACTTAGCTTTAGCGGCTCTATCAGCCTCAGCACCATAGCTAGTCTTACCTTCTGGTTTCTCAATAAGTTTCAAGTCTATTGGATTACCTGTCCTTTGAAACTCAGCAAGACTTTCAGTGGTGTACTTACCTGCTTGTAATAGTTTTTGGAATGGATCTGCAGACTCTTTCTCACGCTCACGTTGTGTGGTAAGAGCTTTCTCAGAACCAATCTTAGCTTGAGACAACTCCAAAGCCTGCGCACGTTGCATGATTTGATAACCAAGCTCAGGATCAGTTCCTTGAAGTGCTGAAGCCATCTGACGCAAGCCTTCAGGAGTAGAAGTGTCGTACTGTGAGGCTAGTTGTCTGAGCATAGTAGCTCTTCGAATAGCAGGATCTTGTACATCAACACCCATTACACCTGCTAAGCCACGTCCTAGATTCCTAGTGTTCTTAAAGATGTTATAGGACATCTGTTGTTGAGGAGACATACTAGCAAACTGACGAGCTTGTTGTTCTACAGCCTGTTGTTGCATTTCATCAGGAGTACCTACTCCTCCAAATAAACCTTGCATAGATTGTTGTGTCGCCATCATGACTCCATCATATAGTTGTTGTAGTTTGTAAGGTAAGGATCAAAGTACTGTTGAGGAGTCGTTTGAAGGACTTGTTGAGGAGCCATAAACGATGCCATTGTTTGAGGCATTTCAAAGGTTGGCATTGCCACTGGTTGTGGCTGAGGAGCCATCGGAGGAGGAGTAAAGTAGGTCTCTGGCGTTATGGTTATGTATGAAGGAGCCTCCGGAGCTACTTGATAATAAGGAGCAGGCGCTTGAGGAGCAGGCGCTTGAGGAGCAGGCTCAGGAGACTGAGAGAACAGCGAAGCAGCCCCGGCAGCAGCAGCGGCAGGAGCAAAGTAAGGATTAGTTACAGCAGCTGCATTAGCAGAATTATTAGAAGATGAACCTCCAGCCAAACCACCAATCAACTGACTGATAGGATCTGCAAGACCACCAACAATAGCGTTGTTACGTTGCATCTTCAACTCAGCTGCTTGTTGAGCTGCTTGGTTTTGAATGCGAGCTGCAGCAGTTGAGCCAGCTGTGATGGATGAGCCTAAGGCAGCACCTTGAGTCAAAGCATTCATACCTTGATTCTCAATATTAGTAGCACCTTGCATGTAGTTGGCGTAAGGACTCATAGCTTGTGTTTGTAAGCCATAACCAGCACTTTGGAGACCCAAGCCACCTGTCATCAAGCCCTGACCAAACTGTACTTGTTGCTGACCAGCTTGTTGAGCCTGTGCAGCCAATTGAGCATCTTGCTGTGCTCTAGCGTTGTACATGGCAGCCATTTGAGGATTAGTAGCTGCCAAGCCGGGAGCACCTGCTGAGTAGCCAGCTGAAGTACCACCAACGGCTAGACCTAAACGACCTTGCTGTTGTTGTTGGTTAGTCAGTTGAGCCAGTTGTTGTTCACGACCGGGAGCCAATAGCTGTTGCTGTTGATTCATCCAGTTTTGAGCTACATCTTGAGGGTTCTGACCAACATAGCTTTGACCTAAATTAAACAGGCCTTGACCGGCTTGATTAATACCGGCTTGCTGGGCTTGAGCTTGCTGAGCTTGGCCTAAACCAGTACCAGCCATGCCCATTAAACCCTCTCGCATAGCCGCTACGTCAGGGGCTACCTGATATCCAGCACCAGTTAGTTGTCCTGAGGAAGGATCATACTGAAAGCCTGACTTACCAAACCGTGTAGTGATGCCTACAGGTCGAAACTGCGAAGCTTGTGCAGCTTGATTAGCAGCGTTGGTAGTAGCACTAGCAGCTTGATTCGCTGAATAAATACTACCAGCAGTGCCCAATAATGGGCCAATTAAATCTGTAAAACTAGCCATCTTATTCCTTAAAAGTATTGTATTTACTTAAATTATGTTGAGCTATCAGTATTTGTAAATTATTCTCAACATGAAGCCCACAAACATTTTTATTTTGCAGTGGAATAATATGGTCTACATGATGTTTCACAAAACCACCGCTAATAAAATCAAAGTAAGAAGCAAGACGATACTTATAGTCTATTTCTTCTTTGTTGGCCCAAGAAGGGGTTGCTTTTAATTTGAAAGCACGTCTAAATCCGGAGTAAGCAGCACAGTATTCTTTATTCTCTTTTCGCCACTTAGAAGCATAGTTTAAATAATGTTCTTTTTTAAGATCATAATTTTTACGTTTACTAGTTGCTACTTGATATTTATTATTATCTCGATAGTTATTAGTTCGAATTTTATCACAAGCTTTACACCACTTTTGTTTTTTATCTGCAGTGTCTTGCCGATTAAAAAATAAAGACAGTTCTTTTTCTTGTTTACACTTAGAGCAGGTTTTCAATATGACCCTCCGTCAAGTGTTCCTGTAAATGATCCTGACATGGTTATATCTGCCGCTGTCAGTGTTCCTGTGAATGTTGGGCCTGCTTTATCAGCCTTTGAGTTAACAGCTGAAGAGATAGCATTAAATTCAGTATCAATCTCAGTGCCTTTAACAAGCTTACTAGGATTACCTGTGGCTAGTGCATCTTTAACTGCAAAGTCAGTACTCTTTGTATAATTAGACATTATCGTGTCCTTCCTGCTTTAACATAGCAATCAAGTTTTTGTAAGGATATTTCAAAATCATCTACATCCGTTTCTATTCCAATTTGTAAGGTATTACCAGAACCCCCAGCATCGATCTTCTTATTGTCATATACAACACCTGCTGTGTATTGTGCTATGTTATATTCAGATATGCCATACTCAGATATTGAAACACCTCCTAATTCAACAATCCTTGAGGAGTAACTAGGGCTAAAATCAAAACCGTACTTAACTACAACGTTAGCTCCGTTACCACCAATAAAAGTTAAATTAACTTTCTTAAGAATCTTTAAAGATGTTGGAGAACCGAAGTCAAAGTAATTAGTATAGTATTTTAACTTATAAGTAGCTGTATTGTCAATATAATTCTGATATTTTCCAATATAACTTGTCTTTCCTAGCAATAGTTCCTTATTACGAGTGTAGAAGAAAGCTGTAGGAGTGATATTATCCCAAGTAGTAGTCTTAGCAGCTCCATTTGGAAGTTGACTACGCATGTCAAAGCAGTACACTACATTGGCTGTTGGTAGAGAAAGTAAATAGAAAGCATTCTTATCTGAGTATACTGATTTTATGTCAGAAGCTGTTTCGTACTGTAAGTCACCGATTAGACTGTCTTTAACATTCAAACTCAACTCTCTCATAGGAGCTGACTTTTCTTGAATGGTTCTCATCAATGACTTTACACCGGTATCTGACAAGAAGACAATATCACTACCTGTCTTAGATACAGAGTCTCTAGCGAAACAACCTACACCTGTAATGGAGTCAGATAGTGTCAGGTTATTAGGATCTGTAGCATTAGCATAGATTAATATCTGTCTACGACCAAAGATAATTAAGAAGTTGTTATGTGCAGCTAAGGCAATAATTTCATCAGCACCATTAGGCCACACCTGAGATACATCTAAAGTACCTGAAGTACCTGTATTCAAGATGTGACCAGATAGCAGGTCTGAGAACTGCACAGTATTTTTAACTGAAGAGCTGTTAGCACTCCATGTACGACCATAGGCACTGATAACACAGTTGTTATTCTGTACAGTACCTAAGTAGCCTGACTTTTCAGAGATACGCTTATAAGTGGTTGTACTGACCGCAGGATCGAACACTAGAGGTGAATGACCTGTCTGATAGATGTACATACAGCCATTCAAAGGAGCCATCTGCCAGTTATCGTCTGTAATGGTAGGAGCTGTACCGCCCCCTCCATAAGTAAGCTCAGTTAAAGTAGAGCCTACCAGTTTAAATAACTTATTATGTCCAGAAGCTAAGATGAAAGAGTTACCTGAATTGTCAATCAACTCACCAATACATTTAACATCATAACCTGTCAAAGCAGCTAATGCAGTATGCGCTGGAGCCCATCCTTGACGAGCACCAATACGTCCGAACTTATCAATAACACAGTTAGTAGCTACAGTAGCGTAGCCATTCTCAAGACTCACTGAAGAGTCCTGTAAGTTTAGCCCCATAAAGCCGGGAGCTTGAATGGTTGTTGTTAGTAGTTGTTCTGACATTTAGACTGAATCCCAAGTCATCTCTTCTTCGTAGTGATTACGCTCAATAGCCACAGCATCTGCCAAAGCAAGTTTGTACATCTGATAAGCTTCTGAAGAGAGTAAGCCAGAGTCTTCACCACGCTCAGCAATAGCTTTAGAGTGAGCTAACATACTCACTAAGTGTGATGGAACTAAAATACGATCACCATCATTAACAAGATCAGCCTGAGGGATAACCATGTTAAATCTTAACGTATAAGCACCGTCAGGAATGGGATATAGATCAACCTGAGTATCACCGTTAGCATCTACACCGTTAAAGTTGTAATACATAGGTGAGTTTCTCTGTTGAGTAGTCAACATGAACTGTCTATCCATCCAAGTGGTAGCAGCGTACTGCATAGGATACAACTTGGTAGTGTTCAATACATCAATCATTCTAAAACGAGTTTGAGATCCTACCAAAACATAGTTGAAGATCTCAGCTGTAGTTTCAGCTGTCAGAGTAGTTGATAAAGCATTCCAGTCGTAGGCATCCTCAACCTCTCGCTTAGCATCGTTAACAAACACACCTAACATTGAAGAGTAGTCTGTGTCGTTAACAGAGGACACAACAGGCTCACGCAAGCGTCTGAGCACATTGTTCACAACGTCTAAATACGTAGCCATTTATATATCCTTTATTTACGTGTTTTCTTTTTAGCTTTGTTTGCCTCACTCAAAGCAATTGCGATGGCTTGTTGACGAGACTTAACTACAGGGCCACCCTTACCGCTATGTAGAGTACCTTCTTTGTACTCACCCATGACTTTCTTCATCTTATTCTTAGCTGTACGCTGTCCTCTTGTTGGCATAACCATACATTAACTCCCGTGTAGTTTATTATTAATAGCTAACCAAATAGCTCCAAAGAAAGCACCTATGACAATGAGAGGCTTAACAGCTTTAGCTATCCACTCAAGAACTTGAAAAGCACCTGCAGCTGCATTGAATGCCTTTACAACCTCTTGAGTATTCTTGTCTATACTGTCTACTTTAGCCTCTACAGCTAACAACCTGTCATAGATATGCTCGTGAGTAACTTCCTTGTTGTCCATAGTACTTATTCAGCAGGTGTCCAAGGTGTACCAGTAGCCTTAACAGGGTTCTTCTGCAGCTCAATTAGAGCACCAAGAGAAGCCTCTGTAGCTTCCTTATCAACAGATTCCCACACCCATGCCAATACTGCGGCTTCTGTGAGGTTTGCGTAGGGAATCGTAGGAGTGCCTTCAGCCCATGAGACTGTTGCGTAGGCAGAGGCAGAGTGTTCTCCGTCTACTGCTGTGCAATTCCAATGGGCGCAGTCCACATAACCTGTTGCTACGTTTCTGTCCATTGTCGAGATCGACCAGTTAAATGTTGTCATATTATTCCTTACAGGTTAGCGGCATCTAAACGAGCCTTGAGTGATTCAATGATTGCTTGTTGCTCTTGCAAAGCCTTGAGCAACATAAACGGCAAAACAGAAGTCTTAACTTCTTTGAATGTTTCTCCGTTTTCGTTTGGAATACCATCCTGTACAAGATTAGGAAATACTTGTTCAACTTCTTGGGCAATCCAACCAAGTTCTTTAGGCGAGCCATCTGCTTGATCGTTCCAGTTGTATTTGACAACCCTTAATTTACACAAGTCTTCAGCGTAACCATCACGGGTTGTTTCAATGTTCTTTTTTAAGTTCTGGTCTGACGCATTGCCAGATGTTCCGTTTCCGTAAACATAGAAGCGTGTCGCTCCATTGGTGGCGGTAAGAATGTGGTACGAACTAGTGTTGTCTGTATTTGCGCCAAGTGTTGAAACAATAGATATATTTCCACTTGTTGCATTAGTATTGATAAAACGAGCAGTCTGATTTGTGTTTGTGGTGATGTTTAAACGCTCGTTGTTTCCTGAGCCACTCGTAGTCCCCACCAGCAAGTTACCGCTTGAGTCTATACGGGCACGTTCTACGCTGTTTGTTAAAAACAGCATTGGCGCATTCATTTCATTGGATATATATAGTGAATCATCACTTGCACCATAACCATAATACCCTTTGCGACCTGTTGTGTCGTAAAGA